ATCAGCAACCCTTCTTACCATTTTATGCATTTTCTTTTGTTCATCATCTTTTTCCCACTTATCTTCATCTTTAATGTACATAGTTTCTCTCTTTTTGTCGGTACAATGAACCGGTCTTTGAGTAACATCAAGGTCCTTCAGATTCTTTACAATAATATTGGAAATACCTTCTACGTAACCGAGTTCTCCGACCTTTTCCAGATCCGACAATTGTAACTTAATCGACTCAACAAAATCCGTAATATTCATGGCATCTTTACAGGTTTCATTCAAGAAAAAATTTAGATTGAATGCTTTGTTATGTGAGTTTGTTGTAGTAGTTGTAGTATTGTGAGTGCCATTTTCCAACACTTTCATCATCATATTTTTAAAATCGGATGTTTCCTTTATCAGCTCTGAATTTTGTTTTATAAGCATAAGTATTAGTTGATCCTTATCAGAATGTTCGTTCATTATTTGATCATTCTTTTCGTCTGAATTAGAACAGTCTTCGGGTTTACATTTTTTTTTATGTCTCCATAATCCAGAATTTTCCTTATATTCTTTATGACAATTTTGACATATATATTTGGAGCTTAAGCCCGGCTTAAAATCATTGATAATCATTGATTTCATATGTTTAGCACTCTGATAGTGGTTGTCCATATTACTCTTCTTAGACGTCTTATAGTCACATTTTTCACAAAAATATTCAGGGCTTATTTTCGGCTTAAAATCATTGCTAAACATTGCTATACATTGACAGTATATTTTAAGTTTAACTTCTTTTCCCCAAAAAATATAAAAATTTTATCGTAACAAATTGAAAATTATTTTTTTGGTGACCAGACCATAATTTTCAATTATGCAGTAAAAACATGTTATTTTGCAACACTGTTTTGGCTTTTTCGATTTTTGGACATTTTTTTTGTCCATTTTAATTTTCTGAAAAAACTTTCCCAACGAAAAAACATGTTTTTATCTACAGCTGTAGGGAAGTTTTTCACTCAAATTTCCAAGAATCTCTTACATTATGTAGGAAAATGTCCCACTTTGTGGCCCCACAATATTTATGTAGCATACAATAGACCAGCATTGCCACCAACAAATATTACCATGTTTACACGTTCCTCCATTAAATACATGTTGAAATTGTAATCATAAATACGCCATGTTGGTTTATTGATACCCACAATATCTCCTGTATTAGGGTCGCAAATGGTTAACACCTGCGCGTATGGATCCACTGGAGGCGATATGGTTGTAAATTCGAACTGAACATTTGTAAATCTGCTCATATTCATCGCGCCGGATGGTTGTATTACTCGCGGATTCGTGTCTAGGCAAAAATTGTAACAATACAAGCCCTGGGGTGCATTTCCTGCAGTTCTCACATATTTTTCAACAAAATTATATACACCCGAAGGCAACATATTCTCTCTATATTGCCCATCCAAGAGGATTCCCAATGCTATTAAAATGTACTGAATATTCTGCGGATTGTATTGTCCGGTTATAGTGAGATGTGTGGGGGAGCCATCGGCATTTACACCCGGACCAATTGTTGCTGGATTAGGTGGAATTGGATAATTACCCGCAGTAGGTGCAGGTTCCACGTCCTGTGGCATATAATTATAAGGCCAGTTGGTATAATTTGACCACTGATTTCGCAAGTTTGCGTCGCTTCGCTGAAAGTAAAACATCCAACTAATTACCATTCCTAATGAATCTAAATCAATCTTATTCTGTCCAGTTATGTTATAATAGGGTCTCTCGTAGACCTGCTTAAATAAATACTTCTGCTCGTTCTTAGCAAATACTTCAGATTCGTCGTTTGATAAAAAGCAATAAGTGCAATTTAAATTAATATCTGAGTTCCATTGTGTTCTGGTATCCACGTAAGATAGTGGGCCGAGTATTTCATCAGGCGGCGTTTGAAGGAATCGATATGGCTGCATATAAAACTGATTAAAATTCGGCGCGACCACTGGAAACGAATTCGCATAATCCATTACATCGCGTATAGTAAACCATTCGTTAAAAGGTCGCAATGTGACGCTGATTTGAAGTTCGTTATATTGAAGTGCGACTAATGGAAAGGCCTGTGTAGTAACAAGATTAAACCACGCGCCAAGAGGGATATATAATGTGCGTCCGGGGATGGATGGTTGTGCGCCAGCCGGATTCGAAGTATAAAAGGCGCTTGGATATCTGTTTACTCGCGAACCATAGTTTGCCGGATCATTTAGCTCTGCGGTTTGCCCAATCATTTCGTTAAATAACGCAAGCTTCTCGGCACTAAAATCGCGCTGTGCGGAAGCTAAAATATATTGTCCCGAATATTCTTGTAATTTTTGATTACCGCAATTAATAGTTATGCGACTAATAATTTGCGCGCCGATGTTTTCAATCCATTTAAAATCGTATGCCGCCCAGGGAGTATAACCAGTTATCGCGCCTGCTGAATTATAAATCGGCTGAGGAGGCATAATCGGACTCCAAATTGTCGGCAGATTGATTGAGATGTAGCAGTCCATAAGAAGGTCAGCATATCGTTTGACGCGGTATACAAATGTTGACTCTGTTGTAGGATTTATTGTTGGTGTTCCTTCATAATCTAATCTAAAATTTTGCTTACCAAAGTTCGTGTATTTTTTATAAACTGCCTTCCAGAACGTTTTGCTTGGATTGCCATTTAAAATTATATTCTGTTGCCCTTCGCTGACCAATTGCATTAATCCGCCTGCCATATTAAGTATATAATAAGGTAATTTTTTAATTCTTTATTTCGTCATTAATATATTCTTTCTAAAACCCAAATTTAAATTAAAAATAATATATTATATTAGATTAATGCCAAGCATAGCAGAACAGTATTTAAGCAACATTACAAATTCCGATGAAGCTTTCCAGTCGTATATGATTATTGCGATTATATTTATCATCCTTGTAATATTTATCGCATACATGATTTATCTAAGCAAGTTAGAAACAAAAGAATGCGATTTTATGAATTCCTTGTATCCCAGCGTAAACGGAAACATTAGGCCTATTTCTGCGAATGATCCCGACTGTAGCGGTAACCTTTTTGATTACTATGTTAAAACCGCATACAATGCTTGTTCAGGCGGCTCTTATAAAAACGATTTCGTAAATATTTGTAATTTAAAGGCAGTAATTAAACAGGGTGTAAGGTGTTTAGATTTTGAAGTATACTCCGTTGAAAATCAACCCGTCGTCGCTACTTCCACAGTCGACAGTTATTTCATTAAAGAGACATTTAATTCAGTTGACTTTAGCAGTGTAATGGAGACGATCCGTAGCTACGCATTTTCAGGAGGAACCGCACCAAATCCGACAGACCCAATCATCGTTCACTTAAGAATTAAGAGCAATAACCAGGAAATGTATTCTAATTTAGCGTCTATTTTAAAATCGTATGATGATATTTTGCTTGGAATGGATTATAGTTTTGAAAACAGTGGTCATAATTTAGGAAGCGTTCCTTTAATAACATTTAGGAACAAGGTGATTATAGTCGTTGATAAAATAAACAACTCATTTTTACAGAATCAAGCGTTCCTAGAATACGTAAATATAACGAGCAACTCGATCTTTATGAGAAGTTATACAAATTATGATATTGTAAATAACCCCGACACTCAGGAATTAACAGAGTATAACAAGACGGGTATGACAATTGTGTTCCCAGACGTAGGTATCGATCCTACAAATCCAAGCGGAATGCTTGCTAGAGCGTATGGATGTAATTTTGTCGCAATGCGTTATCAATTGGTCGACAACTTTTTAATGGAAAATGCCGAGTTTTTCGATAGATGTGGTTACGCATTTTGTTTGAAACCCGCGGATTTGAGATACCAACCAGTTACTATTCCGGCACCCACACCACAAAATCCAGCGTATTCATATGCTACGCGCACAACCTCAACCGACTATTATAGTTTTAAATCTTAAGAAGAGTGCTCTTCTAAAATAAAATTTAAAATTATAAATTATTTAGTTCAAATTACATGTTTCTAATTACAAATTGCCCACTTGAAGATTTAAATCTATTTAGTATATAAGACCGCGGAATGACAACAAAAAAGACCTGTAAAGGATTAAAATTCGAAGATTGTGAATTGGCGATTCTTCGTATGGCAGTTGATAAAGCAGAAGAGAAAATAGCTAGACGTGTTGTTCAATCAGACGATATCAAAAGAATTATTAAAATCGTCGAAGATTTTATTAAGCGAAAGGCCCTAATTTGTTATGGAGGGACAGCAATTAATAATATATTACCAGCTGACGATCAGTTCTATAATAAGGAGGTGGAAATTCCCGATTACGACTTTTTCGCGGTAAATGCGTTGGCCGACGCAAAAGAGTTGGCGGATGTTTATTATAAACAGGGGTTTACAGACGTGGAGGCAAAGGCAGGTCAACATCACGGGACATATAAGGTGTTCGTTAATTATATTCCGGTTGCTGATATAACCATGTTACCCAAGGGCATTTATAATGCGTTGAAAAAGGACGCGATTCGCGTGGGGGGAATTTTATACACACCGCCCAACTATTTAAGAATGTCGATGTATTTAGAGCTCTCGCGCCCCGCAGGAGATACGAGTAGGTGGGAGAAAGTTATGAAACGTCTCTCGCTGCTAAATAAACATTATCCAATTACAGATTTGAATTGTAACATGGTTGATTTTCAACGAGAAATGGAAGACAGAACAGATGAAGACCTTATTTATGATACAGTCAGAAACACATTTATAAATCAAGGTGTCGTGTTTTTTGGCGGATACGCCATGTCTCTATATTCGCGTTACATGCCAGGCAACGTTAAACAGAAATTGGAAAAGATTGCGGATTTTGATGTGTTATCCAATGACCCCGAAACAACTGCCGAAATTGTGAAGGAGCGTTTAAAGGATATTGGCGTCAATAATGTTAAAATCAAAAAGCGGGACCCGGTTGGAGAAGTAATCCCGGTTCATTATGAAATTTGCGTTGGAAAGGATACAGTCGCCATGATCTACAAACCGATTGCGTGCCATAGTTACAACGTTATTACCATATCTGGACAAAAGGTCAAAATAGCAACAATCGACACTATGTTGAGTTTCTATTTGGCATTTTTATATGCGGATCGCCCTTACTATAACCATTTCCTAGACAGAATATTATGCATGTCGAGTTTTCTCTTTGACGTGCAACAAAAGAATAGATTGGAACAAAAGGGACTGCTCACTAGATTCAGTATCACGTGCTATGGACACCAAGAATCAGTCGAAGAAATGCGCGCCGACAAGGCAGCAAAATATAAGGAATTAAAAGAGAAAAACGATAAGGTATTGTTAGAAGAGTGGTTTTTAAACTATAAACCAGATGATTTTAAAAATAAAAAATCAGATGATAATAAACCACCAAAAAAGAAGGTCAAAAAGGCCAAAACAATTAAGAGGAAGAAGAAGCTCGCTATTTATGGCGGCAAAACAAGACGCTCAAGGTAAACTATGGGCGGCAAACATCGCCGTAACAGTCATCTAGCTTATCTTGAAATGTGACTCGTCGATGTCTATTATACATTTTATATAAGAATACGATAGCCAATACAGCGAAAACCACAATTCCAATATAAATATATAGCGATTCTACTGAGAAATCGTCACCTCCACCGATAATATCGTTGGAAATGTCGTTAATTGTGAATTCAGAACTAGTTATATCAATATTGTCCATTTTTATAGAAGAATATTAATGCTTAATTATTCTAACTTATAAACACCGATTTTCTAATACGATTAAAAAAATGTCATATAATATTTTTGCTAAACTCTTGTAAAGTATACTGTCCTTAACCTCTGTTGGTATCTTCTTATTTATCAAAACTATCGCATAAACAATATATAGTATCAGTTTCTCTATTAGAATCTTGATGTAATTGCCCCCGCTATTAAAAATGTTCCAGTCGTTAACATAGCTGCACATTTGGGTATTGGATTGTTTTATATAAAAAGAATGAATGTCTAACAACCCGGACAGCACCCGATGATAATTTGATTTCTCGTTTTTCACATTGATAAGATTACTTATCTTGTCATAACCAAAGAGGTCCATGTAAAGAATTTTCTTATTTTGCTCATTTGCGAAAATAAAAGGGTTCATTCCATCTATATATTTGTTTTTGTATAACACATTACCGTCTATTAAAAATGGAATATAGGATGACTTTATTATGGTATTCAAAATGTCATCTATGTCTGTATATTTACACTTTACCGGCTTTGTGCCTTTTTTGATGTTATGATACGTAATAAAGAATTTTCCGTTTATTTTTTGGCAAATATCAGTCGGAATACTACTTCCTAAATGCCGCTTAAGCTGTTTAACGAGTTGTAGCTTGTATGATTTTCTAAAGTCAGCCGCAAGTATTTCATATAATTCAGTCATAAGGTGTAATCCATCAATATAATATAAGAATCCCACAATTGCGCCGACACTGCATCCAGATATTCGGTCTATTCTAATATATTTGCGCCTTTCCATTTCCTTTAAAAAGTATAGTGCGCCAACTAAATAACTGCCATTAAATGCGCCGCCATCCAAGATAAGGTCTATTACGATCGGCTCCTTAGTTTTTGTTATTTCCTCTGGCAAATTATCGATTAATTTTATAACGAAATCTTGAATCATTCAAACTAGTATATGGCAGTATTTACTATTTTACAATAAAACGAAATTTATAGTAAAATGGATAGTAGCATAATGAAATTTTTATGCGGTTTTTTTATTTTGCATCAATCGCTTCATAAAATCATGTTCGTTTCTATTCTGAACGTAAATATTTATTATTTCAGCAGGTGAATATAAATACTCACGGATCTTCTTCAGGTTAGCCTGATTAATCGGGCTATTGAATAGATTCTGATACATTTGAGATATTGTTGAATGACTTGCGTTTTTTAATTCGTGCGTTATATCGATTCTTCCAGGACGAGTCAATGCTGCGTCGAGCTTACGATAGTGGTT